CTCGCCCTGCGTAATTTCGACCGACTGATACTTGCGGATTAAATAGTACCCCTTCTCAACGCCATTCTCCCAAGGGGTCGAGAAGTTCTCGGCATCTGAGCCGTCAGCCATGACCGCTAGAAAGGGCATGACTACCGGGCCCTCGTCTCCAGTGTTATCGACGTTGCGGATGAGGTAGACGCCCCACGCGTTGGAGCCAGTTGCGGGCTCTTCCCCTTCGGCAGGGACGAACTTGTCAATTTGAACGTAACCGCCGTCTGAAACGTAGACACTGTTACCGTCTGAGCCCTGAGCAAGGTTGCCCGTTGGGTAGACGGCAAAGCCAATCACGTTATATTCCTGCAGGCGGGTCAGAGGCGCGTTGGTAACTTCTTGAGCGACGACGCGGCCCTTGGCGACTTGCACGTTATCGCCGGACATCTCGACCTTGAACTGCTCAGGGGGTAAGGTCGCAACCTCAGGGAAGAGGATCTCGAGCGACGAACCGTCCTCAGAGTTAACGAAGTTGTATCCCGTGCCCGGCTGGATAAAGCCCATGTTAGACGAAGAGCGGGTAGACTTGGACAGGCCAGCCTTCCTTATTGATACGGATTTGGTAGGAGCATTTGTAGACGTGCCCGTACTGCTCGAAGTTTACGCCCGATAAAAGGAGTTGAGCGCCGAAGGCACCTTCCCAGTAAACGCCCATAAAGTCAGGCACTAGTTTGGGGCCAGCGTCCCAACCGTTAAGTAATGAGCTGCGTCCGACGTTGGCGATAAACCTCTGGACCACGTCTTCGTCGCTCGTGTAGATGATACCCGACAGGCCAGTCGTGGGGGCAAGGTAGTTGGACTTACCGTAGAAGGCACGGTAGGTGGCGTTCGGGTCTTTGAAGCCCGTGAACTGATAGGTCGTTCCAACCTTCTTAAAGTGTGCGCCGTTAAGACCGACGTACTCGCCAGTGACCAAGGTGGATGCTGGGTAGACAGGGGCTGACGCGGTGCCCGTGCCGTAGCCGGCAATCATGGCGTTAAGGTCAGGAGCAGGAGGCGACCCGCTGGTCGCGTTAAAGAACTTAGGGTGCGAGGTAATGCCCTCGGTCGCAAGGGACGCGGCCCCGCTGATGTTGGCAATCGTGTTGGTGGCCACGATCCAGTCACCAGCACCTTCCTCGCCAGCCGCAATCTCAGTGCAGATGCCAACGTAATCCACCTTATATTCAATCCGTTCAGTTGTCGTATACTCGCGCTGGATTTTCCAAGCCTTCATGAACGAATACTGTGGATGGTCCGACCCCTTTAGGATTGGGTTTCCTCCAAGGTCGCCCTGCCAGTTAACGGTCGAGGTCAGCAGCCCGTAGCCGTCGTTAGTGACGTTAAGGTTCTTTTGCTGGACTGCCGTGGTTAGGGCGGCGCCCTTTTTGATTAAAGCCATAAGAGGTTATTGAGAGCCGGGTGAGCGGAGAGGGAACCTGTTAATTTGAGTTTTGGTAGGGTCTTTGATGCCTCCAGAATTAACCAGCTGCCCGAGCTTGGAGTCAATGCTATCGAGTTTGGTGTTGGCTTCCACAGCCAAGGCAATCTGCGGGGAGTTGCCAACGCCGATCACACCAGAGCCCATTGCGGCCTCGCCAATCTTTGAAGCGACAGAAGTTAAAGCGGCGGTGTTAGGGATTGGACCTGTATCTGTCCCGGTGGTCTTCTTCTCTGCGACTGACGCACTGACTCCGGCTTGTGCAAGGGAGACGAGGGCACCCCCGCCAGGGAGCATCTGGTCGGCAATACTTCGGGCCGCAACACCACCAGCCCCTCTTCCAAAGATTGCCCCGTAGGCGGCGCTGGCGGAGATGAACTCAAGCAAGCGTTTTAACTTGCCCAGCTTGTCGTTCATTTCGTCCAAGTCGCGGAGGGCTTGGTTGTCCATGACAGCCGCCTCGCCAAAGGTCTCCCGCAGTTTCTGGCGGGTAGTGTCGAGCAGAGGCAGGAGATCAGTGGAAACCTTGTCGCCGAAGATGGCGGTTAAGATGGTAAGCTTGTCGGCGTCCGAGCCGGAAATCTCCATGGCCTTGGCGAGTTGCAGGAAGACGTCAGTGGCCTTAATGGTTCCGCTGCTAATTTGCTCCGTGGTAAAGCCAAGGGCCTTTAGTTTATCGATGGCCTGTTGGTTACCTGACGCGGCGTCCTTCATTAGGATGCGGAGTTCACGAGCGGCCTTGCCGACGACCATCATCGAAACACCGGCTAAGTCGGCAGCGTGAGATAGGCGCTGAAAGTCCTCGCCATCCATGCCGGACTTTTGGGCTTGGTCGGCAATATCAGCGTACTTCTTTAATGATTGCGCGACAAAGTCAACCGCCTGTCCAACCATTGCCAGACCTCTATCCAGCAGGGCCGCGGCACCTAAAGCGGCTGTAAACTTTCCGGCTAGACTAGTGGCGAAGTTGTTGGCGGCAGTCTTAGCCCTGTTCAATACAACGTCGGCGTTGCTTTTGGCGACTAGGTCTAATTCAAGTTTGCGGGCCATCGGAGGTTCTTACCCTTGCCGATTGGTCAAGGAGTTCCCTTTGCAGTTCCTCCTCCTCAGTGGTCAGCAGCTCGATGCCAGACCCGCCCTCGCCGATACTGTTAAAACCCGTCGACATCCAGACCGCTTGCGACTCGGGCATCATCCAAGCCCGCTCCTCGGTGTAGCCGTTCTTCATTAAATTGCAGACCACTTGTAAGACCCAAGGGATAGAGTTAACCGAGCCAGACTCGGCGCTCCGCCTCTCCCAGAACTTGGGCCACTGGGTAAGCAGAGTAAAGGCCGTGAACTTATTTAGTTCGCCCTTAAGATAGCCAGGGCGTCGCTTCATCTTAATGGCTTCCCATTGGTCTCGCCATGTGACGCGGTCGATGGGTTCCTCGGCGCACACCTTGACAGCCAGGAGTAGGTCAGCCGCCGTGATCTCTTTGCCGTCTAGGACTAGCGGAGACTCAAGGGCCAACAGGTGCAGACGATGCTTAAGGCAAAACGGGTAAACGAAACGTCCCAGGATAAACACCCGGGACGGCTCAGTAAACGAACGGACGAAACGCTTGTCCAAGGCTTAGGAGTACGAAGCAATCGACTCCCACTGCTTGGCCTTGACCGATACCTTTACGAACTCTTTGTTTCCGCCCTTTTCTTCAACCGACTCGATGACGCCCGTAAAGGTAGGAACAGAAGAGACTGATGGAGCAAGGTCGGTAGCGACGACAAAAGTAATAGCGGCGCCAATCTCTGGCATATCAGCAGTCTTGCAAATGCCCTCGACAGTTAACTCGCGGGTGACGCCGTCGTAGCGGGCCGTCACGGTCTTACCCGTTTCGTCTTGGACGGTATCGTTCAGCTCGAAGCTCTTGGTCAGCGTGTACGACTGGACGTACAAGTTGGACACAGTTCCAGCGACGCCATAGAGGCAGGTCGTTCCTTTGAGTACGGCAGCCATAGGTAGTTCTTAACCTTGGGGGCTCGGTCAACCTTACGCGGGGAGGACGCAGAGAACCCCGTAGGACAGGGTCGTGTGCCAGATGCGGGACTCGTGGTCGTCGGCCTCGGCTTGGGGGGTAATGTCGTACAAAGACGCGTCACCGCCAGAGGTAAAGACGGCCCCTAAATCAGCGACGCTGTCCATGTAGCCGGCGACGGCAGCACATCGGGCACGGTGGGTCGTAAGGTTCGTATCGTCGGCGGAGGACATGACGTGGACCTCGGTCTGGGCGAGGAAGTTGCCAAGGCCTTCGGGGAGGTCGGGCGGCGGGCTTGCGCTGGGGCAGTAGCAGATAATGCGGGGTAGGGACTGCACGTCGGCGGAGTCGCCCGTGCTGATCTGCATCCCCGAGAACTCGGCTTTGCCAGTGAGGTATGAAGAGACGGCGGTCTCGACGATGTGACGGATGGATTTGGTGCCCATTGGTGGTTATGGTTTGTTAAATAAATCGATTGGTTTCTTGAGCCGACGTTCTACTTCCTTCTCAAGTTTGTTGGCTCGGACGCTTAAGACGTAGTTAAGGGTTCCAGCGGCTGTCGCCCTGCCCGCGTTGTCGCCCTGGTTGTTGCCAATGATGAGGGTAAAGTTACCCGTGTCCTGATTGCCGGCAAACCTTGAATAGCCATTGGACCCCATGTTACGGGTAATCCACTTGGGCACCTTGGAGGTCGACGCGAACTGCACGCCTTCCGTCTTCTTAGGTGCTGGCAGGGACATGAGCGTCTTAGCCCAGCCGGCCTTGAGGAAGCCAACGGCCTTTTTACGCAGCTCGATGTAGGTCTTAAGTTTCGCCCCTTCGACTAGGTACTTATTACCGTTAAGGGCCGGGCCTTTGTTCTTGTGGATGCGTCCGTTATAGCGGTCCTTAAATTGCTTGTGAATACCCGCTAGGTCG